AAATCACGGCGACAGAGTACGTCTATCAGGTTCCCGACCGCGAGGGCGAGTAACAATGAGCGCGGCAGGCACGGAAATCCAGTCGCAGGCGCACGAACACACACTGGCAGCGGCGGCAGCAAAAGCGGCACCGCCTGTCGTTGTCAGTGGCGCAACGATTGCGGGGGTTGGCGTGAACGAAATTGTCTTGTGGCTGACGGCGGTATATCTGGTCATTCAGATTGCGCACCTCGCCTGGAAGTGGTGTAAAGAGGCGCGCGAAAAATGACGCCGGCCTATCTGCGCGAGGTCATCGCGGGCGACACGGCAGCCAGCTCGCACCGGTTCGCGCTTGTGGTTGCGTCGGTATCGCTTGGAGTTTCGACGATCATCCTGTCGATTGCAGCGTGTTTCGGGCAGGACGTTGCGCTCGCCCTTGGTGCCGTGACGGTTCCGCTTGGCGGGTTGGGCGGGTTTGTTTACGGCAAGGCGCAGCCGAGTAAAGAGGTTCCGCCGTGACCGAAAAAACCCTAGGCCAAAAACAGCGCGAGTTCCTGCCGATGGTTGCGCGCCTGATTGAGTTCGCCTACGCCAACGGCTACGAACTGACCGTCGGCGACGGCTACCGCGACCCTCGATTGCATGGAGCGCTTGGCGTAAAGATCGGCTATGGCGCGGCCAATTCCTGCCACAAAATCAGACTCGCCATCGACCTGAATCTGTTCCGCGACGGCAAATACCTAACGGCGACCAAGGACTACAGGGTTCTCGGTGAGTTCTGGGAGTCCATCGGCGGGACGTGGGGCGGTCGGTTCTCTGACGGCAACCACTTCTCCATCGAGCATGAGGGGCGGAAATGACCCTCAACCACGCCGTCGCATTGGCCTTCATGCTCGCGCTTATAGCTGTCGGTGTGTGCATCGGCTACCTAGTGTGGGGCCGGCAGGTTATCGCCGTGGAGGAGCGGGCAGCCGCCCCGGTGTGGCACGACGATGGCACGCTGACTGCCTGGCGATACCCTGGCGCGGAGGCCGACCTGCCGGAAACGTCGGCACCTCCCGGCGGCAAACTGATTCGCACGGTCGAGGTTACGGTGAGGGCGAAGCCTGCAATTATCAATGCGAAGATAAAAGGCGATAAAAGCAGCGTAACAGTGCATAACGGCGCATATAAGGACAGTACGCCATCCTTAAATCAGCCAATTAGCGCGGCGGAGTGCCCGCCCGTGACCGTCCGCCTGGATATGCGCGAGTACCGCGACGGGCCTGACTTGGGACTGCGGGTGTCCGTGGTGTCTGACGGCGAAGTCCTCGACGCCGTGGACATCCCGCGCGACACCATCTACGTGCCCCGCAACACCCGCAACGTGATTGGCGCAGACCGCATCGGCGACACCACGACAGTCAGGTATCAGCGCAGCGTCGGGCGTCTCGACATCGGGCCGGCAGTCACACTGCTAGACGATAACCGGGCGGCCGTTGGCTTGTCGCTAGCGTGGCGGTGGTAGTTTCAATCCGCGCGACAGCGAAGGGCGCGACAGCCGGGCTTTTTCCTGTCCGCAATCAAAACGTCCACCCGCCGACTCTCACAAACTACCAAGCAAAAAAGACGCCCCGAGCGAGTCACGACGGGGCGTTTATGGACACCTTGCGGCGTCAGGAGAGTGATTGCCAGTTTACTACTTGATGTGCGTCCCTTCAACGCCACGGGACATACGCTGCTGTGTTCGGTGATGCAGCCAATGCTGCGCCAGCACCAGTTTCGTCAGTGCCAGCGCGTTTTCGCGGCAGGCAAATTCCCCGGACTGAAAACCACGCAATCTGTCACAACAAATCGCAATCAGCACCTCTTGTGTCAGGCCATTAACACCTGACTCTGAAATCGGCCCGTTTTGGAAACTAATGCGCGTTGTGTAACCGGACGGTAGCGTCACGTCGTACTCATGGCACGCGCCGCCTGCCCCCGGTTCGTCAACAGCCGCAACAGTGATAACGTCATTTGCCGGGTTTACCTTGTGGTCAGTAATCAAACGCATATCTCAATCCTCAAAAAAGCGCATTGCGTATGCGCACCGTACTGCTATAAACCTATGTAACGAGGTATATCGTCCGTCCGCAAACCCGACACGCGGCGGCGGTACTCTGCACGCAGCCTGTCTCTCTCTTTCAATGCCTGAATCATCCTCGCGTCATACGCGGCTGATAGGCGGCGGGTGGTGGTCATGGCGAAGTGCCAAGCATTAGCGCATACCCTTGCGGAATGTGGCAACGAATAACTGAAACACAGTAATCAAAATCAGTCCTTCCGTCCTCGCCAACAGCGTCAAGGAAATACTGCGATTCATCATCAGACGAATAGACGTGAAGCGTTGACCCTCTAATGAAAGCGACATAGTGCAACACATGCTCGGCCATTCCATCTTTTATAAAGATGGCGTGCGCAAAAACGTCAGGGACTGGATATTCTGAAAACTCATTCCTCCAGTCGGATGGCGTTATTACTGCGCGCATTTTCTCGCTGCCTTTGCCGTACAACTCAATTACGTTACTCATGATTCCCGCTCCCGTTTCGAAATCTCCCGGTTGATGTACCAAACGGCCTTGCGCATGTCCTCGATGGCGTCGTGCTTCAGGTCTGCGCGCCACAGGTACTTCATGGCGTTGCCAAGGTTGAAGCCCATATGCTCCGTCACCTGTATGCACTCTATCCCGCTCGGATGGCTGGTGTAGTGCTTCGGGTGGTTCACAGTGTCTGTCATTCTCCCCGCTCCCGTTTCGCCCGATAATCCCGCCGCTTCCTGGCCCGTTCGCGCTCGCGGTACTCCGCCTCGCGCGCCTTTGCTTCAACAACTGACTGAGTACGCACCCTGATTCGTTCGCCGCGTGATGATATTGCCTCATACTCATACGCTGACACGCCGGCAGGTATGACCTGCACTGTGCCGGTGTAGGCGGCAACGTCGGCGGCCAGCTTCGCGCGCAGGGCTGCCTTGTCCTCGACTGGACGGTCGTCGTAGTCGCGGATCATTGCGCGCGCCTCACAGGAATTGCAGACCTGCTAGGGTATTGCTTCATGCCATGCTCGCGTGCGTGCGACAGCACATTACCGAGAACCTGAACCGTCGTGCCGTAGTGGTGCGCGATTGCCCACAACTCTATTCCGGATTGCAGCATTTCCATCGCCAATGCAACGTCCTCGGCAAACCATCGGCGGCGATTCCACTGGCGAAACGCTGGCTTTGCGTCAACTTCACGTATGCGGGCAACAATCCGGCGCTGCGCTTGCTTTCTGCCGCTCATGCACCACCCCAAATTATCAGTGCGCCGACAGTCATGCTCAGTCCGACAAGCAATCGAGCCGGCAGATAGACTGCCGTATTGTCCTCGACCGGGCGGATGCCGTGCAGCAGGCACGAGGCGTAGGTCTCTCGCGTTACTAGATGCCATCCGTCCGGGTAAAGCGCCCAATAGCCGCCCACAAGGGCGCGGTAGAGTCCGTTGTTGTTCATGTTTGCGAGTCCGTTATGTAGGTGCCCGGCGGGCGGCCGGGCGGGGGGGTTAGGCCGGGATAATGTCGGACTGTGATACGCAGACGGTGCCACGATTAAGGCGCACCTCCCACATACCATCGCAATACTCGCGGACGATAGTTCCGGCAAATCCGCTGGTTGTTACCTTCTGGCCTACTTTGAATTTCTTCATCTTCTCTCTCCGGTTTTCTTGTTTTCGTCCGCCCTGCGCGTCCGATGCAGTAAGACTAGCGCGCCTCAGTATCGCCGTCTACTAGGATACGTTACTAAGCGACGGACGGTAGGCTAGTGGTTTTCTCCAGCGCCACCACAGCGGCGCAAAAATCCTCGGTTGTCGTGCCTATTCCGTGGAACCCGTGCGAGGTGGCGACGTGAGCCTGTGTAAAAACCGGCCCGCGCCCGTCGCGCGCCATGCGTTCGAGGGCCAGCAGCGCGGCGCGAGAGCGTCAACGGCTGCAATGAATTGCGCGGCGGTCGGTTGGACTAGCCCTTCCTGCTCTGACAGGTGCAGGCCGATGAGTTCGCGGGCGCGTTCGGTGATGGTGTCCATCCCTTCCAGCGCGACCACGGCGGCGTCGATGGCATGGCCGAGTTCTGTCGGGCTGTATTGCGATTGCTGCCAGTGGTTGTCATCCGCACCACGCACACCGCGCCGCCACTCGTTATGACGGCGCAGCACCTTCGCGGCTTCCTTAATGTCCATCGGGGCGGTCATGGCGCCGGCTCCTGTTGTGCGGACATAAGTCGCAGTGCTTCGAGTTTCTGGTCATCGGTTGCGAACACCAGAGGCGCAAGGCTGCCGAGGTATTGGCCATATCCGCCGATACTTGGCGAGCCAACAACGTCACGCAGGTACGCGACGAACGTCTCACGCTCATCCCAAGTGAACGCTGAAAGTGCTTTGTCAACGAAAGTCATTCCCCTCCCTCCTGCCGCCGGGTGGCGGCGATTTCCTTTTTCTCAGCCTTTACCGCATCAGAGAACCTGTGCGGAATCCAATCGCATTCCGTGTTCGTCGGATTGCATCCGAACAGCATCCGGCAGCGGGCCATCCACATACAGTCTGCGCAGGTTTTGCCTGCCGGCAATCGTCCGTCACGGGCCATCACTCACTCTCCTGCCGGCGGGCGGCTTCATCGTCTGACTTGAACGCATGGCGCGCAGCCTTCACATACAAGGCGTGCGCAGGCTGTCGCAACTTGCTCCCGAACAACGCGCGGGCAAGGTAGCGCGATAATTTCCGCTTGGTTCTGTCGCTGTGCTTAAAAGAGTTCAGCACAAGTTCTCGCCTGATTCGCGTGGCGTAGTTAGTCACCTCGCACCATCCTGCCGCCCGGAGGCGGCGCACTGCCGGCGCGCTGCCGGCGATTCATCGTCATTCCACTCCACCCGCCTCAGCGTGACGGTGTGGCCCTGGTCTGCGGCGAGCTGCGCAGACACCTGGAGCGTTATCCACGCGCCGCGCGATGATCTGCCGCTGATTGTCAGCTCGTACTTTCCGGTTCGTCTGGTCATGGCGTCGGCTCCTGTTGTGTGACAGTGACGACAAACTTCATGCCGCCACCTTCAACATCAAACGACCCGCCGTGATATTTCGCCTTGTCAATAATTGCAGCGAGAACCTCACTGGTAGCGTCCTCTTTGCCGTCAAGAAAAGCTGTGCCGGCTTTGTTCAGCCGCCCACAATAAATGCGGCCTGTTAGTGGTGATGTTGCTATGCGTCTGGTATTCATTCCCCTCCCTCCTGCCGCCGGGTGGCGGCGCTCTGCGGCCTCCAGTTGTTCGTCATTGCGCAGCGGGTTGCCTCGCTTGCCGATGCTGTCGAGGTAGTCCAGCGCCTTCGCCGGCAAGCCGTTGGCGGGGTTGGCCTTTCGCAGCGAATGGGCGAGCCGCCCGATCAGCATGGCCGCGTCGTCCAGTTGCGAGCGCAGGCGGTCGTAGTCCTCAAAGAGAACGTAGTCGCCATATTCGTCGTCGCGCTCCATGGTGTAGCAGCCCTGACAGAACTGCGCACCACCACTGGTGCAGTCGTATCGTTTCACTCCGCTCACCTCGCACCATCCTGCCGCCCGGAGGCGGCGAGCAGGGCGTCTGCCGCTGCATCAAAATCAGCCACCCGGTTTCCGCGATATGGCTCACCGGGAGTTTTTGCAACCCCGACACCGATTAGCGCGTTGTCAGAATCTTTCCAAGCAACATGGCCGAGGTGGCCACGGATGACGCGATACCGATTCGCATCCCGCAGTGCGGCTGACGTGAGCATTTCCAGCGCGCGGGATGCTGCCGGCGCGGCGACCTGCGCCTCACGATCACCAACAGCACCAATGGCGTAGGCTGTTGCAAGGTCGCTGCCCGGCTTGTAAGGATTCACATGCGCAGTCGGCCTTCCACGGTGACCAACGCCGGACTCGTAGGCGTTGCAGATTTCGTCAACGGTGTAGTCGTAGTCGCCTGTTGAAATCTGCGCCTCCAGTTCCGCAACGCGGGCGCGGAGGCGGTAAACCTCATCCGCATATTCTTGCTTGTCCATGATGCACAGAAACTCGTGGGCTTCGTCGATTAATGCGCTCATTCACTTGTCCTCAAAAGGCGCGGGGCGGGTGATTAGTTCGACCGTTTTCGTGGTCAATGCGTGTTCGGCCGGAACAAAGCCGGCTGTGAAGGCATACGGCACCACTGCGAGGCTGTGCCGCTCCTGCCCCATCACCCCATCAATCCACGCCCGCTGACGGGCGTTGGCGGCGCGGAGGCGGTCGAGTTCGTCGGCTTGCGCTTTGTATATGTCGGCGCGGACATACCTCACGTCACTGTCAAACTGCGCGTCTTCGCACCACGTCACGTCGCCCAGCCTGTAGCACTCTGCGTGCGTGCAGTCCTGCTCAATCTCTCCGTATTGGAGCCAGATAAACTCAGGCGATTCCGTCACAGTGGGCGGATTCATGTTGTCTTCCGATCCGTCGCTCACGGGTAGCACCTCTCTAAACTAATCCTGTTGATTTAATGAAAGCCTTTGCCGCCTCAGCATTGATGGCGTTTCCGTAGGCGCGCAGTCGTCCCACTCTGCCGGGAGTGCTTGCAGCCATCGGGAATGTGCCGGGTTCAACGGGCCTATACTTTCCGTCGCGGCAGTAGAGCCAGTCGGCACGCTCCCAGAATCCGCGCGTGAAACCTGTCTTGGTAAATCTCTCGGCTTCGATCCGTCGCCCGCGCTGTTCCGGCAATCCCTGACTACTGGCGTTGCCCAACCGCACAACTGCACCGCGCCCGGAAGTTTCAGAAGCACTTTTCCGTTCTTCCCGTTGCAATGCGTCGATCCGGTCGCGTCGTTGTCTATCGGAGTTGGCCACCCAATAAAGCCTGTCTCTAATGTGCGGTGCGCCGACGCCCGCAGACGGGAACGGCAGCGCCCCGAAGGCGTAACCCATTGCTTCCATGTCATCCTGTACAAGGTCGATCCAAACGTCTGCGCCACGACTCGCAACCTGCTCTCCAAGCACTGTTGAAGGCTGGCACTGGCCGATGAGGTGAAAGAAAGCCGGCCATAGGTGCCGCTCGTCAGCAAACCCATCTCCTTTGCCTGCCGTGCTGAAAGGCTGGCACGGACATGATCCCGTCCACACGGCTCTGTCGTCTGGCCATCCCGCGTTCCGCAATGCAAGTGACCAGACTCCAATTCCTGCGAAGAAATGGCACTGTGTGTATCCAGCAAGTTCAGTTGGAACAACATCCTCAATACTCCTTTCGTCAACTTCTCCAGGCGCAATGTGACCGGCTACTATCAGGCTGCGTAACCACTTCGCCGCGACAGGATCAATCTCGTTGTAATACGCGGACATAAATCACCTGTAGCACCCTCCTGCCGCGCAGTCGGCGGCGGTTAGATTGATCGTGCCGGCCTCGCTCGGGCCGACATAACACATGATGGCAAACAGCACGGCCAGAATCAGGCCGTAGGCGGCGCGGGTCATGGGGTCACCTCACGAATGGTCAGCGCGTCGGCGTCAGATTCGTCGCAGAACGCGCACGATACAGGACTGGTTTCTGACGCGACCTTGTAAACAATCCCGCATCCATCGCACACCACACGCCATTCCGGCGCGTAATCCGGCGCGCATTGCGGGTCAAGCGAGCGCGGGCCTTCGTAGTCGCGGGTGCGGATGTTGGTCATGGCTGCACCTGGTTAGCAGTTTTCCAGCGAGCAAAGCCGGGGTATATCTCGCTCATACCGCCTCCGGTGCCGGCAGCGCGAGCAGTTCGGCCTTGCGCTGCTCCAGCTGGCGGACGTTCTGTTGCGCCTCGACGATCTGCGCGTCAATCGCAGCGACGGCAGCGGCCATGACTTCGGATGTGGCGCGGGGGGCGAACGTGACGGTCAGCGGCTCGCTGACACGGGCATACAGTGTGCCGTAGTCCTCGGCGTAGTACGTGCTGACAATAATCGTGCCTGATTCGATGTGCTGGTAC